AGTAAAAGCCAGTGTAGTGCCCACACATGTGTACGCGACTCCGGGATCTTGGACAACATTCTCCACAACCACACGAAGTGCGTTGTTGTTACCTGCTTTAGACAATGTAAAATCTGTTGTAGAGCCATCACCACTAAAAGTATCTTTCGTGGTGCTTGTGTATGCTACGGCTGGTTCGTTACCTAAATATGGCATCTATACACTCCTATGCAGCAATCTCTAGAATACTCAATATAGCATCGACTGACGAGGCTGTGTCCGATACAACTTTAATCTGATCGTTATGCTCCATAACAATCTTCTGATCCCCACCAATTGGAATCAACGCACCCCCGCTTGGGATTGGTGCATCTTTAATAATATGGATTGTATCGCCAGCTTGCGTATTCAAAGTAACCGTTACAGTTATTTGAGAAGCCGTTACATTAGCCAGAGCCAAACCAATTGCTGTAGTCTGAACATCTAGTAAAACTTGATAGCCGCCAATCGCTGTAGCCGTGGTGCCTATGCTTGCTGAAATCTTTCGTTTGAAGGTATTTGTTGCCATCTAACTATCCTAACGCAATTGAAAGTGCGACAGCAGTACCCGCCGCGTCTACATTTAAACCTGTCTGGGCTTTGCCTTGTGCAGTAGCATCTGCCATGCTCAAATCAGTAAGCCCTGTCGCAATGCCGCCTGTAATCTCAGGATTAGACATCGCCAGAGTATCACTTAAACTTACCACATTTGCTCCTGATCCGCCACCATCACCAAAAACAATGCTTACTTTGCCTGTTCCCGGAATTGTAACGTTGGTTCCGCTGCCCTGTGTAACAATTATGTTTCTATCAGCAGTTAGTGAATTTTTAAAGATAAAAAACGCCTGAGTTGTATTTGGCGCTATCGTTAATGTTACATCTGCACCAAGGTCTGAACCTGCATCTACGAACTGAACAACACGGTACATACCGTCTGATGCGTTGCTCGATCCAGAAGATGGAGAGCTTGGACGCACTGTCAATGTATGTGTTGTGCCTGATACGGTAACGCTTTTGTATCCAGCTAACCGATCAAATATATCAAAGTTGTGATTTGTCGTTGTACCCCATGTACCAGATTGTTCACCAGTACCCGGTTTTTCAATCGCAAAGTTTGTTGTAAAACTACTCGCCATGTATTTCTCCTACGCTACGTCTTTCCATGTTGGGGCTTGTAAACGATCTCCCGGCACAAATCCACCGGGCGCTCCTTCAGGCGCTCTATAAGCGGGACTAGATAACGGATCTCCCGGTTGAGTGCCCGGAACAGGAGGCTGAAAATTAGGGGTTTGGACCGGAATAATCTGATCAAATACTCTAACATCTCCAATATCTCCTGTCGATTCAACGCCCGTTACAATGGCATCCGCATTCGCTTGTACGATTACAGTACCAACATTTGTGCTACTAGACAATCCCGTTGTTAAAAACTCTACAGAAATACCCGCAACAACGGTGCCGACTTGACCCGTTGCTGAAGTAAGTTTTGTAGATATAGAAACATTCGCAGCCGCATCAACAGTGACCGTACCTACCGCGCCAGTGCTTGTTTCACCTGTCGTAACAACATTACCAACGCCATCTATTGTGACAGACCCTACGCCGCCTGTGGCAGCGATACCTGTCTGTGGTACGTTCGCTGCACCCTGCACAGTAACTGAATTTAGCGCACCAGTACCCGCAGAACCTGTAACTCCTACGTCTGCATTCGCGGCAACGGTTACACTACCAACCGCACTTGTAGCAGAAATACCCGTTTCTGGGACAATTGCATCACCGCTAATCGTTGGTGATCCCACGGCTCCCGTTCCCGCAGAGCCAGAAGCAGCAACATTTGCTATACCTGTAACAGTGACTGAATCGACAGAACCTGTAGCCGTTGAACCTGTAACGCCCACATCTGCATTCGCCGCAACAACAACCGTGCCTACGGCTCCCGTACCAGCTATGCCTGTTTGTGGAACATTTGCGTCACCTGTCATGGTGACCGTGCCCACGGCTCCCGTTCCCGCAGAACCTGTAGCACCTACATCAGCCGAAGCCGCAACAACAACTGAACCAACCGCACCTGTTCCAGTAGAACCAGTAACGGATGTATTTGCTTCCGCTACAACCGAAACAGAGCCGACACCACCTGTAGCTGCCAACCCTGTCTCTGGAACATTAGCTTCCGCAACGACAGAAACAGAGCCAACCGCACCTGTTCCCGCCACTCCTGTAACAACAACAGGAAGGGATTCGCCCCAAGTCCCTTGGGACCATGTGCCTCGCGCCCAACCCGAAATTGCTACCATAGTACTACGCCTGTTTAGGCGATACGGATAATAGCGTTACTCGCGTCCGCTGTTGGGAACTGAATAGTAAAGTCACCAGCAGTCGATGTCTTATCGCCACCAAACGCCAACACAATTACCGCAGCATCAGATGCACTACTGTTGTATATCAATGCCCCGTTTGCTGTGACTGTAGCTGTTGAAAAAGTCAAATCAGCAAAGTCTGTAAAAGCGGTTGTACCACTACTTGTTGGATCTACCCGTGTTAGGTTAGCACCACCAGCGGTATAATTTGTGCCAGTAACTTCGTTTGTTGTAGCATAAGCTGTTGTCGCCGCACCTAATGTTGCAGATGAGGTGTAGAGAGCAAGCTTAAAAGTGCCGCCCCCTGAGTTTTTAAAGTTATGTACTCCATCAAGAAGCTCTTTCTTGAAAGAAGTACACATTGCTTGGGTGATCGCCATGTTATAATCTCCTTATTGCATCAGCCAGTTCTGGGTGCCCCGCATCTTTAAGGGCATTATACACGGTTGTGCGGTCACTGCGAATAGCTTCGCGCATATAAAATGCAACCACTTTTTCCATGTGCTTTTGGAACGCTTTTGCCTGATCTCTGATAGCGGGATGTGCCTTATCCGACACACTAATCAGTTTCTCAACGCAGCGTTCTGCGACTTCATCGGGAGTAAATCCTCGATTGTTAGTAGTTTGTACATTGACAATAGGATCGTCTGGTACTTCAAAGTTTAATTTAAACATTATTGTTTATTCCTTACAATTCTACCCACGCGATATTCTTGCGTAGTTTCTTTTGCCTCTCCCAGCATTTTAAGACCTTGTAATGACTCTGCAAACCTTTTGTCATACATTGCCATCATATCTTGCTCACCTTTCATAAATATATATGCTTCTACTAAAGAACCATATAACAAAGAAAGCTCTGCATTTTCACTTAGCCAAGATGTAGCTGTTCCTACACCAGAAGTTAAACTAGCAGGTCTAAACAAATACTGAACCTCTACATCGTAGTTTGCATCAGGCGTAGGTGCTAAAATAAAGTTACCTACATCAAATTGAGCATAGTATCTTGGCTTTCCAGTAGTAGTGGAATTAGGATTAAATGTTTCAATGTAAGATAAATCTTTAAATTCAAGAAATTCTTTTTCACCATTTGATGTTAAAGTTAACGAAAATGGAGCTAAGAAATCACTAGGCGCACCTAGATATTGATTGTTGGCTGACATCGCACCCTGTTGATTACGCATAAAAAGATTTAATTGCACACTTTTAAGTATGCGTTCTTCAGCCGCTCTAATAAAAATAGAAAGATTATTTACGAAAGTTGTTTCTGAATTTTCCGTATAATCTTGTATGGCTTGTTTTAAACTGTCGTATGTAAAACTCATGGTGTGTTCGCTTGGCCTCCCATACCTGAATGGTTGGTACAATAGTAATACAACGTTGGGGCACCTGATGCCACCGTTATTTTCGTGTACGCTCCAGCACTGCCCGGAGTTCCTGTTGTAGTCACTCCCGTGGTGTACGCTGAACCGCCGCCATGTGTACCGTTTGCAGTCGTGCTAAACCGTAAGGGATGCGAACTATTGCTTGAGTCGCTCTGATCAAACCAATAGGTGCTGCCTTCGTTTAATGTAAGTGTTGGAGATACAGATCCATCAATATAAAATTTATTACCTGTTCCATAAGAATTTGTGCCTGAAGCAACAGTAACAGCATAATTTGTTACATTTGATGCAACTGTTACGGAACCAACAGAAGATGTGGCGTTAAGACCTGTAGGCGCAGCAATTACATTTGCTGTTAAAACTGTCACAGATCCAACCGCAGAAGTGCTACTAGAACCAGTAACAGAAACGACTATTCCTTCCTCAACAGATACAGATCCAACAGAACCAGATAAAGAAGCAAAACCAGAAACAGCAACTGTTACAGAAGCAGGTAAAATAACGGTTACATCCCCAACTTCGCCAGTAGCCTCTGATCCTAAAGTCTTAGGAAAGAAAAGAGTAACAGTGCCAACTTGACCTGTCGCAACTAAATCATTTCCCTCAATTAAACCCGGAATGGGCTTAAATCCAACTGGATTAAATCCATATTGAAAAGATCTTTGGTTTACTAAATTTGTTTCTGGCCTAGCATTTCTTATAGCTTCTGGATCTGATACTTTACCAAAAGGCTCTAACTGAGGGTGCTTTTCTTCATATTCGTCTTTACCAACTAACAGGCCATTCCACTCTTTACGCATATCTTTTAGACGGTATCTGAACCCAGATCTGTCTGAAATGCCAAAAGCGTTCTTACCTGTTGCAAACCTAGACAATACGATAGTTCCTTAAACTTGGAGATATTTGAAACGAAGCTCTGTCTCTATCTTCATCTATCGCTCTACGAAATTCTTCTTCATAAACAGCCTTGAGCAATTGAACTCTTTCTGGCGCACGTTTTAAAGATATATAATAAGCTAAACCAGCAGCTAAACATGGATAAAACCTAAAAGGAACCTCCATTGTGTTTTTAGCTGTATCAGCATCATTTATTCTTGTTAGACAATCAAAGATTAAAACATCTGTATCATTCTCTGGCAAAGGCCATATTTTTAAATTTGGTGTTATTTGCCTATCCAAAAAGAACTGTGTGGGTCTTCCCTCAGTTGTTTTGGTGGGAATAGACAAAAACTCATCACGACTTACTCTATTAATACTAAAATCAGTACCGTCCCTGCGTATAACAACAGCTAAAATATCAATAACATCAGTATCTAAGCTATATTCGCCATCAGATTTTACTAATGATATTGTTCTTTGTTGTATAGTCCACTGATTTAAACCTCGATTAGCCCAATCTGCTAACATCAAATTAAGTGATCTTTTGGCTGTTTTTAGATCATATCCAGTTCTGGCTTCTAAGCCACAACGCTCAAAAGCCTCTTCAACGTAATCTGCTACGTCTAATTCAAAGTCTGTTGAGTTAGATACGGTCATTTCTCTTCCTCATTATAAAGGTTATCAAATATTCTATTGACATCTAGTGTATAGTCTAAATCACTTTTTGAATAGTGTATATGTTGTGAAGGTTTGAAATGTGGCGCTCCCTCACCAGTTTCAAACCAAGCAGGATGAGTAACCCTTACACGATTATTTGGTAGCGCAACAATATTACCCGTCCACTCTCCAGCATCTAAAAGCTGTAAAACATGGCTTTGTTTATGTTGTGCAGGATCATCTGCTATTTCTGATTCAGTGTAATCTACAGTAAACAAATATTTTGCAGGAAAAAATTCGCTATCTATTTTCGCCAACCAAGGACAAGGTGTAGCTCTGTCTATAACATAAACTGCATGATTATGTGATGAGCAATCCCAAGGTTGAGCGTCATATGTTTTCATTGGTTCAGGCCATTCTTCTAAAGGTATATCAGCTACCAAAGCAGTTATAGGCATTCTTGCCCACATTGCGCCGCCATGTACTGTATCCTCTTCCTCTCCCTCGGCCTCATTTCCAGTAAACATAACTTGGAAACTTAAACATCTATTTGGCATAGACGTAACACCAATGACCATAGCATGAAGAAATTCGCCGTGATAATCCTCATGGTTGTGAGTATATTCACGGCGAACCCATGCCTTAAAATAAGGAATGTTGCTGTATAAATAAGACATTATTTTGTTTTTACTATTTTATACCCTTTAGGAAGTGCTGCTTTTGCGGCTGCAAGAGATTTCTTACCACCAACGGCTCCACCTTTTTTCATCATTCTCATTCTTCCTCCAGCCGATCCGCCTTTGGACATTTTCTTAACTTTACCACCGTTTCGGTAGCCTTTTTTCTTCATAGCCATGATTATCTCCTTACGACTGACTAACAGCGCCTTTTGTGCGCTTTCTTTTATTTGCCATTACCATACCGCAACCTCTGGCAACAGCGGTTCCGGGTATCTTTTTACCCCTAAATTTTCTTTTAGATTGTGTCTCTGCAACACCGCCAAGGCTCATATTCCTAACCTTTGCTTTTTTTGTATTAGAAACAACGGTTTTACCTTTTGATCCTTCTGCTTTTTTCTTACGAGCAGTTTTGGCTCTTTCTGCTTTAGAAAGACTTTGAGCCTTTTTACGAGGCAAACATCGGTCAGGGTTCTTCTTATCTTTAGAAGTACCACACTTACCTTTTATAGAACCGTCAGTACCAATCCTAACCCAGTCCTGATTTACCCAATCTTTAAGCGCACCCATTACTTTTTCTTCTTTCCTTTAGCACCTTTAGCGTAGTTAGGATCTTTACAATATTTAGATGCTGCCATGTTTGCATATGCAGAAGGATATGTGTCAAAAGTACGTTTAGCCCACGCCTTACCAGCAGGACAAATCTTACTCCCTTTAGATTTTTTTGAAGCAGCGCCACCTTTTTTAAAGTAAGTTAAACCTTTTGGTATGCCTCTAAGCTTACCACCGGGCTTTGTAACTTGCTTGCTCATTTGACTTCTGGATATTGCCATATGTCTTCTCCATTTCAATCGTAATAAACTCTATCTGCGCAGCCATAACTTCAGTTCTTTTATCAACTGCAATAAGAGTTTCAGTAGCCCAAGCTGCCCAGTTATAAGAAACAGTGCCAATAATTCCTAGCGCGGCTATCGCAACACCAATTATTATCTGTTTTTCTAACATTTCCATCTCTTTCTAGCTTGACGTAAACGGCTATTTGGATCTTTTGCAGCTTTTGGAAACTTCTTCATTTGACCCGCAGATCTTGCGCAATAAGACTTACGCCTTTTAGCTGCGGTACTACCTTTTTTAACCTTGCCAGTTACAGCGGTTTTTAATTTAGATCCGGGATTTTTACGCCTGTAAGCAGCAACACCTGCTTTAGTCATTCCCGCCCCTTTTTTTGTGGGGCGGAAATTTTTTTTGTTTCTTGCAGGCATTTTGTCTCTTTTACGAGCCATCTTACACCTTTAAGACAAAAAGAGCGTCAGTTGATTACTACTTCCTGTAAACGCACTAATATACGCACCACTTGTGGCAAGTATTCCATCATCTGGAATGTTTATTTGATGATAGCCTGATGGAAATGTTTGCGTAATTAATGTATCTCCTGTCGCGCTTCCGTCTTTTATTGTAAACGCTCCTGCTGCAGCAGCATAAATTACAACTTGACGAATGCGTGAACGTGCGGGGCCAACAACAGCCGCAGCACTTCCTTGTGCATGATTAAATGCTTGTACTGGACCTGCCATACTAGCCTCCTATTACGCTAAGTTGTTATTTTGAGCGTATAAGATAGTAAAACGAACCAAACCCGCATTTGTTGCCGCTGACGCAGTTACAGTCAAACGTAAATCTTCTGTACCTGTGTCTTGCCAAGCAAGTGCAGCACCAGCTTGTGTTGTTGGGTAAACTCGACCTGCATCTGTCCCACTTGGGAAAGTGTTAAGAATTGTTGCTGGTCCACCCCCAGCACTGGTATCACCAATACTTAGGTTTGTTGCTCCACTTGCTGCTGTTATAATATCAATTACACAGTCAATAATTTGTGAGTTAGCTGGAATAACAACATCAGTAACTTGCGCTGCAAGTGCGCCGCCAGATAAATCTGCTGAAAATGTCTGAGACATTACAACTTGGCCTACGTTTGCAACGTCAGTTCCAACTGTTGTACCTGTTGTATTTTTAATTGTTCCGGCCTTTATCGGGCCTGAAAAAGTTGTAGTACCCATATCAATCTCCTGTCTGGGTTAAGTCAGTCACACCATGCGACTGTCAGGAATGATATCAGAATAACACATTATAATAAAAAAGAAAGGGGCAACCTAAGTCGCCCCTATAAGATTCAGAGAAATATATAACTTCTCTATATCATACTTTACGCTCCGGGTGAACCGAAAACACATCTTGGATCTGAGAACCCAAATGAATAACGCTCACGAGCTTTAAAACGCATGTTGCCAGTATCGAAGTCAGCTTCCATACCAGTAGACATCGCTGTACGCTCAAAATGCTTAAATCCATTAGGTGCATCAGTTTTGATGAAAAACGCATCTGGATCTGTTAAGAAGTGGTTAACAGTGTAACCCTCTGGTAACATACCCATGTTGCGAATTGCGTTAATGTCATTGTCCGCTGTGCCAACACGCATTGTTGATTCCAACAAACGATCTGCAACGAATTGCAGTTGTGGTGGAATAACCAATTTGGTGCCACGAAGAGCAATGATCATGTTGCGCTCATCAACGAATGTTGAGATGTCAATAAGAGCATTCTCAAGTGAAGTTTCGTTGAGATCCGCAGCAGTTGCAGGTTCATTACGGAAAGTACCGCCACCTGCCAGTGGGTGTGCTGTTGAACAAAGCTCAACTGCGTCACCGCCTGTAAAGTTTGCATCAAACGCATTGTTTAATACAGATGCAGCTTTAACCTGCTTTGTGTGCGCCATTGAACGAGCCAACGCACGAGTATAACGTGCGCCAAGACGATCATATAGATTGTCTTCAACAGCTTCTTCGGTTAACGCAAAAGCAAGCGCAACTGTTTCGTGTGAATAACGAGCAGTATACGCTTCATTTGCATTATCGAACTCTACACCAGAACCTTCGGATTTTGTGGGAGCATTCCCAAAACCTACAAGCATTACCTCTTCTTCAAAGGCTCGATCTGATGACTCTGTGTCATAAATCTCTGCATGTTGGTTTTCATAACGATCATATTCCATTCCGAACAGAGCGTTAAGACCCGGTTCTAGCTCCTTGACGAGTTGTGAACGTGAAATAGCCATAACTCAATCTCCTTACGCTAGACCTACAGTGCCAGCACTGAACAGGTGGTTGTTGATTTTTACGATCACATTAGTGTTCGCGGTGGCAGTATCGCTATTCTCAGGATCTTGAGAAATGTCGATAGCTTTAAGTGGAAGACCAGCGGTAGTATTACCTGTGGTGACATCTAGCTCAGTGCGAGAATTACCACTTACGGTACTTCCTGCCGTTGCATCAACAATGTCAAAGTTTCCAAACAAGTCAGTTACAGGCATAGCTGCATCTGCTTGAATTTCGAAAAGCGCACTTGGGTCATCTATGACATTTGCAAAAATGTCTGTCCCAGTTGCGTTTGCAGGCCAATAGTTAGAGAAAATAATCTCTCCACTAGCGTCTACATATGAACAGCCGTTAAATACGCCCAAAATCAGAGCAGTACCACCTGCTGGGGCACGAGTAATTGTTCCAGTAGTAGCGACTAAAACTAAGTCACCTTGGAAAATACTTGTGTTATACCCAGAAGCAATACGATAACGATTTTGTCTCTGCGAGCTTGTACTCGTTTTGATTGGGCGAAGGCCAAAAGCAGCATCTTGATTTGCCATTTTATTTATCCTTCAGAGTTTTTTGGTGAACCAAAAGTCACCGATGATTTTCGCTGCGGTGCCATTTTTGGCATCGCGGGGTTATTTTCGCGCATCCAATCACGATCAACAGCTTCCATTTGGTTTTGTGTAACCCCTTGGTAGTGTTCATTGCGTTGATCTGCCAGTTCATTTGGGATTCTTGCAAGTACGAGTCCGCCAACACCAATGATGCCTGCGTTGCGTCCCTCATCTACCACTGGACCTGCGTAATCTGGATATTCTTCTGCACGAACGAGTTCATATCCTTCTTGCCGTCTTTTATGGACGTTAGTTTTATCATCATATTCCATCACAGATTCACGAATCCAACGATGTTTATACCCTAAAGGGGCTTCCGGTGCTTCTAAAGCTGAACCGGGTCTCCAAACTGTGCGCTCTTGGCGCTCCCGCGTTGTTGTTTCGCGTGAAGTACGATCAGCCATATTAGTCTCTCCGATTTTCCAGTTTTGCCACTTCAGCCGCATATTTTTCCAGAGGTATTTTTAACTTCTGAGCTAAAGCAACTTGACCGGGGTTAAGTTCTACAGATTTTTTCCGCCCTGATTTTAAAGAGCGTGTACCGCTCCCTGCAGGTGTGACAGACTGGACGTTTTTCTTATCACCCTGAAACTTTTGAGGCATTTCCCTACGCATACGCTTATCAATTTCAGCGTAATACTCATCTGTGCGAGGATCAAAACCTTCTTCTGCAACAAGAGTTTCATGCAAAGCACGAGCCGCTCCTGTCATTACATTATCTTTACCAAACCACTCATTTTTAGATAACCAACTATCTAATTTAGGATCTCTTTCCTGTTGTGGTTGTTGTTGTTGTACCTGTTGCTGTACTTGTTGCTGTGGAACATCTATCTCTTGAGAATCTTGTTGTGAACGAGCTTTTTGAAGCCTCAAACGTTCTTTCTCAATAGCAATTTGAGCTATAGCTGATTGTGCATCTGCAACTTTTTCATAATCTCCTGCTTCGTGCGCTTCAGTTAATGCACGTTTAGCTTGAGCTTCTTGAGAAGTAATACGCCCCTCATATTCAGAGACATAACCTTTATCTATTGTTTTCAAACGCTGCTTTATATTCTCATTTTCGTTCTGCATCTGTTGAATATATTGAACAGCAGCAGCAGCTTCTTCTTCAGCTTTTCTACGAGCAGCGGTTAATTTATTAATTCTTTTTTGAACACCCTCACTATATTGATCAAGTTCTTCATCATTATCTTGAACATTTGTTCGGGTTGTTTCATCTTCTTGTAATTCTACTTCTTTAGAATTTTCTACAACTTCTTCAGTAGAGGTATCCTCCAACTCTACTGATGTTGTTTCTTCAATTTCTTGTTGTTGAGCTTCTGCCTGCATGAAACCTCTTCTCCTCTATTACCTTATACATACGAAATATCTTTGGGGTCAAGGATAGTTGCTATAATATTATCGTCATTTATAACACGAACCTCTAATCCTTCTACTTTAAACCGATTTCCCGCATACCTTCCTATAAGAACCCAGTCTTTCTCAGAACACCAGTTACCAGTTGGGAACTTCTGGGAGTCTTTATAAGCATCTGGACCTAGCTTAACGACATATGCAGCAACTGTTGCAAATGCCTCTCTGTCTCTAACTTGGTCTGGAATATATAAACCGCTCTTTGTTTTCTCACTTGGATAGTAAGGAATGATTAACATTCGATATCCAGTAGGTTGCGGTAGTCTTTCTAATGTAGAAGTCTCCATTTCAGATGGATCATCTTCATTTTTACTTTTGGTTTGATTATCTCGAAAGCCTGTTTTTATAGCCTTTTTAGCCACATGATCAGGTACATAAAGTTTTTTATTCATCTGCCAACTCAATATTGTTCATTGCTCTTCTAATGGTGTCTTCCATGAAAGCTAAACCTTTGATTTGACCTGTAGCAAATTTGTACTCATCAAACGAACCAATATTACCAGTTTCCAAAGAAACTTTAATATCCTCACGCCTCTGACGTAACTCTTTATACAAATAATCAGCTAGGTTTATTGCATCCATAATAGTCTCCCACTAAATCTTTATACGATTTAACGGGAAAAACAAGTATGTATCCCAATATATTTTACTCTATGTGTAAAAAGGGGGCTAATGCCCCCTAATTAAGCTACGTCATCCAGTAATGCACAAACAATTACTTGCGCTGTAGAAGCAGAAGAAATCGCGTGTACGTCAGCAACTGTTGCATTTGGAAATCTACCATAGAAAGACTCGTTAGGACCAATAGTTACAGCTTGAGCTAAACTTGAAGAAACTGTTCCTGCATCAAATGTAA